TGTGGAGCTGTTCTTGAAGCTCGGCATGGAGCGGCCGCCGATTGACAGCGCCGCGAGCTTGCTGCCGGCTGCCGGCGAGGTAGCTGCAGCGTTGTCCGCAAGAACCAGATCGCCCTCGTGGATCGTCACATCACCAGCGCCAGCCAGAGCGCCGGCGTTGTTGAACTGCACCTGACCCGTGCTGCCGCCAGCGCCAGCAGCTGGAGCAGATGCCCAGGTCGGAATTGCGCCAGCACCGGCTGATTGCAGCACCTGGCCGCTGGTGCCGGCGCTGCCGTTCACTTCCAGAGGGCCGCGAAGATTGGCGCCTGTGAGCAGGTTACGGGTCATCAGCCAACAACCACGACGCGGTAGGCGTTAGAGGCAGGGGCAGAGGCGAACACCACCGTCAGCGTGTTCACCGTGGCGTGTGTCACATCGGTGATCACTTCCTCGCCGTTGCTGTTCTGGAAGACCGTCACGGCCACATCGAGGCTGTTGAGATTGTGCGTCACCGTGTAGCTGGTGTTCGTGCCGTCGCCGATGCTGACCGCGAACTTCCTGATCCGGCCAGACCAGCTGGCCAGCTTCAGCGGGGTGATGAACCGCAGATCGTCGGTGCCGGTGTTGACCTCGGCCTGCGTGGCGATCTCAGCGATGCCGGCGGTCGTCTCACTTGCAGCAGGCGCGGAGGTGCCGAACGTGACCCAGCTGATGTTGCTGGAACCGATCGTGCCGTTGATCTGATCCTGCCGGTAGGTCGTGGCGGCGCTGGTGCCTTCCTCGACCGTTGTGATGGCTTGCTCCAGCTCGGGAAAGGTGCTGGCGTCCAGCGAGCGCGTAGCAGCGCTGGCGGCCCCGTTCCAGATGTAGATGCCGTTTTCTGATGCTGTCGATTGAGCCCGCACCAGGATGCGGTTGCCCGACGCCATCGTGATGCCGTCGATCGTGGCGCCAGGGCTGGCCAGGTTCAGGTTGGCCTGCGTCGCGACTCGGCAGCCGTCCTTCCATGCCAAGCCTTCGACCAGCGAATCCACATAGGACTTCGGCACCGCGTCGCCTGTAGCTGACGGGGTGGGCAGGTTGATGACTTTGGAGACCGACTGGAAGTCGAAGTCTGTAAAAATTCTCTTGCTCATGTCAGGTCAGCCGCGCAAATCCGGCGACAGGTACTACGAACACGATAGCTGTCGTATTGATGCTTAAGTGCGTGACCAGGCCCTCGATCTGTTGGCTGCCGGTGTCGAAAGCTTGGACACTGGGCTTGAAGCCCAAGTTGTGGTTGATTGTCCACTCGGATGCTGCAGTCGCTTGGTTGTAGACGAAAAAGGCTGAGGCAGGGCCAGCTGGTCCAGGTTCACCTTGGAGGCCACGTATCCCCTGCGGACCTGCAGTTAGTGCCGAGACTACGGCTGTTTCGGGTACGCTAATTACGGTAGTTACACTGTTTGAGTCAGTAATGGTTACTGTATGTACAATACTATTTACACTTACAGTTGTCACGCCGTATAGCCCTCACTCACATAAATAGCACCTTCTAGATAATACTCCTTTAGGCCGCTGGGGTTTGTGAGCAGTACGTCGTAATAGGCGGTGGTGGGGAAGGTAGCGGTCTGATCGTCTGTAAGCGACAGCGCAATAGTACCTGTAAGTCTATTGGTGTAGCTTACGGTGAAGTCGGCGTATTTTGTGGTGCGGTATTCGTTCCAGGCTTGAGCAGCGGCGGTCCAGCCCGTTAGGTCGATGGGCGTGTTGGTACTGTCCTTGAACTGGAGCGTGACGCTATAATCCGCCCTGCGCTGCAGGGTGATGTCGTACGTGCCAGGGGAGATTGCCATAAGCTCAGCTTAGCGGCAAGGCTTGCATAAGCTGCAGCTCCGCACTGGGGCAGTGCTGCGGCACAGCGCTATGGCTTACCTTGGCCGCGGCGCAGCTTTCGGCCGTGGCTGGGTTTGCTGTGCTGACCCTGACCTTGGCGGGTGAGCTTGGGCTTGCCGGGTACGTGCTCGACGCGGGCGGTGCCGGTCTTAGCTTTAACGGCCATCAGTTAGCGCTCCAGGGCAGGCCGGATGCGCGGGTTGGCTGGTGCTGTTCGTCGAGTTGTACTTGGAGGGCTGCCTCGATCTCGCTCACTTTTTCGGGGCCGCCGAGTTTGTCCTGTACCCAGTCGATCACGAGTTCTTCGGTCAGATCGGCGAAGGGGATGAGGGCAGCGTCGCCGCGCTCCAGTCCGATGCTGCCGTAAGCGCCGGCGTTGTAGGTGCCGTCGGCGGCGTCCACGGTGTAGTGGGCGGTGTACACGCAACCGTCGGCGGTCTCGCGCTCAAGGTTGGCGATGTGCCAAGTAAAGACGGTACTGACTGCGGCCACGGGAAGGTTGCTGACGTTGGTATGTTACAACGTAGCCGCAATTTCAGCTTGCTGCCGGTAGTACGGCATTCGCTGATCGTAGACATCACGCCAGATGTGCTGGTAGCCGGTAAGGCGCCACAGCAGAGCACGCAGCCAGTCTTCACGTACTAGGCGCCAGGGCTCGGGGTCACCGTTGCTGCTGGGCTCAGCGTGGCAGCGGATGCCAGTCATGGCATAGACGATGCTGGCGATGCCGATCGAGCGGCGCATGTGGAAGCCATCGGTCACTACGTGTAGATCGGTGGTGCCGAGGCTTTTCACCAAGGCGGCTGTTTTGGTGAAGTTGGTCACCGTGTCCCAGGCTTGGTAGTCGAGGTGGATGCGCTCTCGGGGCAGGCCAGCGTCGAGCGCAATCTGCAGACACTGCTGGGCGCCGCCCTCGCTGGAGATGATCAACTGGGCATCGGGGAGGGTCAGCGCCACACGGCAGGCATGGGGCAGGCGGACAATGTTGCCGCCGAGTTCGATGACGGTGTGAACGGTCATGCGGCCTCCAGGGCGGCAACCTTGGCTTCAAGGGTTTCGATGCGTTCCTTTGCTTCCTTAAGGGCTGCTACAAGAAGAGGTACGACTTCGGTATAGCGAAGGCTGAGTGTTTCATCTTCATCTTCGCCTATAGAAACTGCTTCAGGAAGAACTGCTTGCACATCCTGAGCAATTAGGAAGCTACGTCTAACGCCCTCTTCATCGCTTATGTATTTACCTGTTACCGCTCGAAGAGCACCGACCTTTTCAAGGCCATCAGTAATGGGCTCCAAATCTGTTTTCAGGCGTTCGTCTGAACTGGCTGCCCATGCGGTACTGCCGGTGGACAAAATAACTCCAATCGCGCTTCCATTAACTACATAGTATGCGGATGTAGTGAAAATAATTTTATCGGTGCAAACCTTTGATTGAGTGCCAATGTTAAGGCCGTCTGCGTTAGTTGGAGTTTGCAGTGTTACGATCCCAGTGCTTGAAATCCTCATCCGCTCCGTCGGGCTGCTCGCACCATCGGCGGTGGTGGAGAATTCGAGGCGGCACGGCATGTCATCACTGCCAGGTGCGCCATCTACCACTGCTCTAATACTGGCACCTGGAGTATCAAGGTCGGTGCCATCTGCACCGCAAAAGTAAATTTCTCCTAGTGTATCGCCGTTTTGAACAATAGTATTAGAGCCGTTAGCACTACCACGGGATTTGCCCAGCATGAGCAAAGGGCCGGCCGTGCTCGCATTGTTGAGAATTATGTTTACACCTGATGATGCGTAACCTGTGCCTTCTGTTTGAAGAACCCCTGTTTGGCCGTAAAGACTACGTGCTGTACTAGATCCCACCAGCAGCCTGCCGGAGCTGTCGATAAACAGTCGTCCCGTACCAGCGGTACTGACTGCGAGCTGGTCAGCGCCAAGGCTGTAGATGCCGGTGTTGGGGTCGCCGTCGATGGCAATGGCGGGTGCTGCAGCACTGCCCAAAGGCGTAGCTTTCAGCAGGGTGCTGATGCTAATTTTCTTGGTGACGTTGTTGCTTACGTCAACGATGGGCAGCACGTCGGTGCTGGCTGCATCGGTGTAAGCGGTGAGATCGGTGATTTTTACTGACGCCACTGGTCTGCAAGTCTGTTTCTTCTAGTTTAACCCGTTAAATCGGCAATGCCGCTAGAATGAGGTGGACTGGCGACGCGCCAACGTCCCAGTCCGTGACACAACCCCTGTACAGGTTATGCCCATCAAGACTAGGCCCTTGCCGCCCCTTCCAGAGCTTCAGGATCTTTTTGAGTATATAGACGGCAACCTAGTCAGAAAGAAGACTACGGCACCGAATGCCAAAAAGGATCAGATTGCTGGTACAAACTCAAATGGTTACGTGCTGATAAACATAAACAGAGTGTTTTACCGAGCCCATAGAATTATTTGGTATTTGCATACACACACTGATCCGTTGGGCTACGATATTGACCATATTGATGGTAATCCTCTAAACAATAGAATTGAGAATTTGCGTTTATGCCCACACTCAGACAACTGCAAAAACTCTAAAATAAGTAAACGAAACACATCTGGATTTAAAGGTGTGCACTTTCACAGGCAATCAGGAAGATGGAGAGCACGAATCAGGTGTAACGGGAAGCATCTTCATATAGGCATGTTCGATACAGCCGAAGAAGCCCATGAAGCATACGTGCGGGAATCGGTGCGGTTACAGGGTAATTACAGTATCTACAACAAGTAGCTTTACGTCTTCACGCACCCAAGAAGGGCTACGTTGCGCGGTCTAGTTTCGGCGCCGCCACTGTTGTTGATGGTGATGCCCGTAGAGTTCGCGACTACACTAGGCTGCGCAGAGTTATCGACAGAAAAAACACTTGAACCTTCCCCCCTATCTGTGTCTCCACCATACAACGGCACTAGATAATCCAGTACGTGGCTATGTCCAGGGTCGGTAATGCCGTGGTTATGGCTTTGGTAATTTTGAGCTTGGGCGGAGCCGAGGGTACGGCCGGCGTCAACGCCGCGAGCGTCATCCCAGCCACGGATAAATTCGCCGCGCAGGTCAGGAAGGTTGAAAGTGGTGCTGCCGTCGCCTGCGCCGTAGGT